AAACGGGATCGCCAGTCGTGATAGCAGCCAGATAGGTGTTCGTACTAAGCACTAGCGGCAGGCTCGTTCCCGGCAGGATCGGCATCCCCGTCGCGACCGTAGCAACTACAGTGTTCGACGTGCCCAGCACAACAAACACCGGGATCAGGCCCAGATTCGTCAGCAGCACCTGGGTAGGTGTACCAGTGAGCGGAATGGCGACGTTTGACGACGTGCCGTTCGCGACAAGCGCGGCCTGGCCTGTCGGCGTAAATGCAGCGAGCGACATATCGGATCCAGAAATGAAAAAGCCCCGACGAATCGAGGCTCCGTATGGTTGTGAGGCTGGTTACTTCTTTTCGCGCACCAGGCTAGTGACTGCGTTTCGCAGACCGCCGGTATTCACGAGAGCGATGATGCCAGCTGCTTCCTGCGCTTGCGCTGGATCCGTGCCGCCCTCTACCGCCTTCAGATAATCCTTCTCGCTCTTGCGCATGCTCTGCGTCTGCCGGCTTCGATTACGATTGCGGATCGTTTCCGGCGAGAGCGGAGGAGGGATGTTGCTGCCGATCCTCTGCTTGACTGAGGTTTCCGCAATCAGGCCGGCCGTCGTCAGCGCGCGCATGGTGCCGGAATCGTTGCCATCCAGCGCTGCTGTTGCACCCTGCTTCAGCCGCTCGGCGCACTCATCCTGTACATCCTGAACGCCAGGTACCAGAAACGGTCTGGCGGGCACGTTATGGGCCGGCGAACCGGTTTCCATCACATACCCGATCTGCGCATTCGTCATCGGCGTGTCTTCGCGTTCGGGCGCGCTGTCAGGGATTCCGACAAGCACATCCTTTTTGGCGAGCGCACTGATTGACCGGATGAGCGCTGCCATCTTGTCCGATGTCATCGTCGCGCCAGATTTCATGCGAACCTCAGTTGATCTGCATGCCCCCGGCGCCCATCATGCGCGCCAGCGTCAGGAAGCGAATACCGTAGGATGACAATGACCAAAATCCCGAGTTATCCAGCGTTGCGGCGCCCGTGTCGTAACTCGTGCTGACCTTATCGACAGACTTCGCCGAGGTCGGGCCAGTCATCAGGCCGGGGACGCCACCCACAGCCGCTGCGGTCTGGTCTCGCATCGACAGCACCAGATGGTGCGCCGTCACCAGCTCGAGCCCGATATTGGTCAGCTCCATCCACCGAGCGCCATTGACCAGCGATGCAGCAACAGTCAGCCACATATTGACCAGCGCGTCAGGATAAACCCCGGTGTTGGAAAACTCCGGGAAATCGCTGCGAAACTGGGTGGATGTGAGGGTACTCATGCTTTCGACGGTCGACCTGGCTTGCGCTTTTCGGTGACTACTTCGGCAGGCTCGGCCTCAATCGCCACTTCGTCGGTGTGATGCAGCACAAACCAGTGATTCTCATGCTCAACCGGGATTTCTTCGCCAGCCTTGAAATACAGCGGCCGGCAATCGTCGCGGGTCAGGGTGAAGTCCTGATTGGCGGTACGGGTCATGTTTTGCTCCGGAAATCAGCCGGGAGAAGTCAATAATACAACGACTCCCGGCAGTCGCTCAGATTGCGTCGCGATACGAGATCGTCGTGCTGCCATACCGGAATTCCACCTGGCCGAAGCGCGCCCAATAGGTAGTGATCTGGAACAGCGAGCGATACTCGAGCGGCGTACGCTGCAGTTCCGTCATCGGATACTGGACATACTTCTTGTCCTTGTTGTACGCCACCATGCGGTCGACCGTGCCGAGCGTACCCGGCGTACCACCAACACCTGCGCCAATCAGCCACTTGAGCGGCAGGATGTTCAGCTTCTGGCCCAACTGCGTGCAGATGTTGTTCTCCATGATGTAGGCGAGAATCGTCTTCTGCGCGGCGGTATTGACCGGCTGGCTCGCGATATAGCCCAGCTGTGCCGGCGGCAACAGCAGCGCGTCCGGAAGAACCTTCCAGCCCGAGGCGCCCCAGGTCGTCGTCAGGATTTCATTGACGTCCTTGAGGATTTCGAGGGCCGTTTTCGTCGTCCACTGGGGCGTACCTGCGGCGCCGTTGGCGACGTTCTGGTACCCGGCAACGAGCGAATTCGAGTTGACCAGGCCCGTGAACCCGACACTCGAGTCGCCGAAATAGACGATGTTGTCCAGGTCCATGTTGCGCTTGAGGTTCATGCCCTCAATCTTCTGGGCATCGACCGGCATGCCAAGCTTCTGTGCCTTGACCAGTTCAGGCACCGTGTACTTGACTTCAGCACCCCACAGGCGCATCGGCTGCGGCGTCTTGCCGATATCCAGCGACGGGCCGGCGAGCGCGTTGCCTTCGTTCGAGATCCAGTTCAGGCCGCCCGGATTGATACCGCCCGACATCGCGAACGCGGAGTTCGTCCACGATGCGATTTCGTCAGCCGGCGAAACGTCGGTGCGGATTTCGATGTCGCGCGACCAGGTGTATTCGACCAGCGGCTCGTTGAGCGTCTGATCCAGGCGTTCGAGCTGGCCGACGAGAAACGCACCGGTCGAGTCGATCGTCATCTGATCGTAGGTCATCATGCCATCGGTCGTGAAGTGGCGGATTGCTTTCCGCGTCGCTTCAGCGATTTCCCGGCGCTTGAGGAATTTTTGAACAGACATGTCCATTTATTGATGCTCCAGAAATGCAAAAACCCGCCGTAGCGGGCCTCTGAGGTGCGCTGTTATGCGCCGGGGATTAGATATTCACCGCAATTTCAGTAATCCCGTATGCATCGGCGGGACCAGTGAAATTCCAGTTGGAGGGCAGCGCGAAAGTGTTCTGCGAGATCGTGAACGAGTCGCCGGCCACGAATGCTGTGCCGCCAGCGGTGATCGTGAAGCCGATCTGCGCGTCGGTGTAGGCCGTGCCAGTCACGCCGGCAGCCATGGCCGAACCGTTCGGATCGAACACGTTGAACGCAGTTGCGGCCGTGAACTTGACCGTGTACGAACCATTCTTCAGCGCCGCTCCAGCGGAGATCGCGCCGATCGTGCCGTTACCGGTGTTCGTACCGGCAGTGCCAACCAGTTCCGAGGCGGCCTCGAAACCACCCAGCGGCTTGCCGCTCGAGACGTTGGCAACGCGCACATACACGGTGCCGCCCTTGGCAGCGGAGGTCGTGCCATTCAGCACTACGTCCACATAGCCGCGACGCAGAATGTCAGTCACGCCAGAAGTCGGAGGCGTCGAAGTGCCCAGCGGGTCAGTGCCGTTCCCTTGGATAGGATACGGACGTAGGTTCACGCCGTAGACGTTCGCCGAGGTGTCGGTCGAAGCGTTGATCGGCGTAACGAGGCCGCCAACCAGCTTGATGGCGACGCCAAACGAAAGCGGCGGCGCAGCGGAGTTGATCAGTTGCGGTTCGATGGTCGCGATTTCGGCGCGCTGAAGATCACCGGCAAAACCAGCCGGCATGCGGAATGTATAAGCTTGCAACGAGGGCATGTCGACTCCTTAAGCTTTGTGGGACGCCCAAAAATCGGCGTGGATCTTGTTCAGGTCTTTCGCTGGTTCAGCCTTCGAATCGTGGGTTGACGTCTTCGAGGCCATGTTCTTCTGCTTGACGAGCTCCGACGCCGCGTTGAAAGCCATCGCGGCAATACCGCAAGGCATCTTCGCCACATCTGCATCGCCAACGATGCTTTTCACCAGTGACGCGTTGTCGTTGGTGAGCGCAGTACGCAATGCGCGCCGGCGCAGTACGCAGATTGCGTCCGACGTCTTCTTGGCATCCAGCTTCGCGTCAAACGTCGGCAGTTTCACGCCAGGGGCGAGGATCTCGGCGCGCGCCTTGGCATCCTGGAATTCGTCGCGGAACGAAGCAGAATCCTTGGTCGACTTCTTGTCGTCCTTCTTTTCCTCTTCCTCGTCGGAATCCTGGGTCTGCTCGTCGTCGCCGTCGTCTTCCCCATCGACTTCCGAATCGTCGTCCTTGGTCTCTTCCTTCTTTTCCTCTTCGGAATCCTTGGTGAGAGCCTTGACGCACTTTTCTAGCGAGGTCAGACGCGTGTCGAACTTGGTCAACACTTCAGCCATGTCCGGACCTTCGTCCTTGGTCTCTTCCTTCTTTTCGTCATCCTTCTTGTCCTCTTCCGACTCTGCGTCTTTGGTGGACATGTGGATATGGATAGCCGGCATACCGCCGACCGACTCGCCTTCGACGTCCTCCGATAGCGCTTTCTCGAAGGCTTCCGAGTCGCGCGCCATAAACAATTTGCGCAACTTATCCTTGAGGGATTCGGCGCCGTTCTTAACAGCCATGGGGGGATCTCCTGGGGAGGTTGGGATTGAATCCTGGACGGAACAGGTAACACCGCACCGCGGGTTCCTGACCAACGCAACGTGATTTGCCACGATGGTCGTTTGCCGCGCCCGTCCCGGCGCGATTTGCTGGTAGTCCGCGTCGTATCCGACCGAAATTCCTTTCAGGCCGTTGTTGCGGACTTCGTTGATAGCGAACTTGTCCTGAATGAGCAGGTCCGCGATAAGCAGGTCTGACTGATCACCTTCGCCGCGGCGCGGGTTGAACGTCGATCCCTTGGAGAGGACCGACCAGTTCTCGGGCGTTACCTCTCCCTCCGGATGGCCAATCGTCACCGGCTTGCCGAGCAGGCTGGCGAGCGTGTCGAGGGAGAACACCACGTCAGGATTGCGCTCAACGGTGATCAGTCCGTCTCTTCCGGCCTCGAGATCCGGGAGTTCGATATCCGCGTATTGCTGGGTTCCAATGCGCGCGATCGGCACTCCTTCGCAGATGAGGAACCCTTCAGGTGTAAATGACTGATTCGGGCCGAGCTCTTCTTCAGAGAAAAAACCCGATGCTGTCACGGCGTCATGAGTCCTTGCCTTCGTCTTGCACGAATGGCATTGGCAGGGTTCGGACATAGGTTCGGCTATCTAGGTAGGGCGACGCGCGCCCAGCAGCGGCAGTTGTAAATACATCCGGCATGCGCACGGGCACCGCTACGCTTATCGGCGATTGGCGGGCTATCCCAGGCGATGAACTGGCCGTCGAGTTCCTTGTGATCGGATCTGACGTCGCCGTCGTGGCTGGTGGTCCAGAAGTAACCCTCGCTGCCGATTGATTCAGCGCGCGCCTGAGTGAGCGTAGAAGCGGTTCGAGAAACTTCGGTGCGGGCGATGAGCGTCGCGCGGCTGGTAGTGACTTCGCCGCTCCGCCCGATCTCTTTAGCGATCTCAGTGAACCGCGTCGAGTCCTCGAGACCTTCAAGCGTCAGCCTATGAACCCGCTGCGCCGCTTCCTTTGGAATGCTCTGGATCAGGTCAACCTGCTCAGCCAACAGAGCGCGCATCACGGCACCGGTAGGCGCGTTGCGAATTTCCTGCCGCAATCCAGCTGACAGGTCTTTGGCCAGCGTCTTCCACGTCTGCTCATCCCGCAACGCCACATCCATCAGCATGTTGCTTGCCGTCTGCGTCGCCCAGCCCTTGAGCATGTCGGCGTAGGCGTTCAGCAAGTGCTCGATCGTCGGCACCTGGCTCATGTCGCCGGGTGTGAACGGCTGAATGATCGCGCCTACCTGCTGCGCGACCTTCCGTAGTTGCGTGCCGTAACGCTGTTCAATGCCTCGCGTCTTGACCGGGTTGCGATCACGCTTGCGGTCGAGGGTGAGGATCATTGCTTGCGAAGTCTTTTACGAATCCAGTCCAGTGCGCTTGCTGAGTCGCCAGTCTGCTTCGGCATGGTCGGCATCTCAGGCAAATCTATCTCGCCAGGCGGCGGAGCATTCTTTTCCTGCTCCTCGGCTTCGCTGATGTCTTCGTCTGTAATGCTTGAGAACAGGCCCGTGACCTGAGACGACGCCTTCAGATCCTTCATGGCCGCAGACGGCTTCTGGATATTGGCGTCTACGGCCTTAGTCACCGCATCAACTTTTTGTACCGCGATCGTCGATTTCTCTGCTTCACTCATTTCCTGAAGGCTGCGGAATTCGAACCCGAAGTCATCCGGTAAAGGCTTTCCGAGCGACGACATCGACATCACGGCGAAGAGGCGATGCAGACCACGCCGGAAACGACGCTCCTGGCTCTGCTTGACCTTTTCATGCCACTGCTTCATTTCCCCTTCGCCCGTCGCACCAAGGCCGGTAGGCGATTGCCCAAACAGTCGAGTGAAAGGCATGCCAAGCGCGCCGCAAAGCTGCTGACCGAACTGCAGAAGCATGTCTGACAAGCCGGCGAAAGCGTACTGGTGCGCTTCGAACTTGTCCTTACCATCGACTACCGTGATGCCTTCGTTGGTCTGGGCGAGACGAATGAATTCGATCTGTGCCTTCAGGCCAGCAAGAGCGGGACCGCCAGCCGCGATGATGTCGCGCAAGCCCTCGACCGTCATCGTGCGCAGATGCGCCTTGTAGATCAGTTGACCGGCGCCGACAGACGCGCTATCGAATGCAATCAGGCGATCCCATAGCGGCTCGAGAACCGACAGGCCCCAGCCGTTCTCACTGACGCGCTGATAGAACGGCAGATCCATGCCGTCCAGACGGATCACACGCGAATAGTGGATCTTCGCTTTCGGGATGGCTGCGTAGTCGGCAATGACGTTGTAGAAGACCGGCTTGCCCATGTCAGGACCGTATTCGGTCACTACCTCGCCAACCGGGGGAGAAACCATCCAGCGATCGAGAATCAGCAGACCCTTGAACTGGCCTTTTCCGACAGTCTCAGGGCGCAGCGGCGTCGAGAGGTCTTGCCCCTCAATCAGCATCACCGCCAGTGAGCCGCCGTACAGGTTTGCCCACTTGCCGTTATCGCAGAGCGCATCCCATATCGCCATCTCCATCATGTCCTGATCGATGATGGAAATATCGTCAGGCTCAAGACCGGAGAACTCAACGCCGGCGCGGGTCATGTCTTCCGGCATCGCGTCGACAGCAGCACGAACAATCCAGCTACCGCGATAAGCCGCTTCCAGGTTGATCCGGTTGCGGCTTTGATACGTCAGCGTGTACTGCGAGGCAGACGATTGATTGTCGGTGCCCCAGCCGAGTCGAGCCTGGAAGTTGGCGAACGAGTCATTAGTCCGCACCGGCGCCGCAGCTTGCCGATTAGGCTGTTTGCTCTTTCGCGACATTCTGAGTGAATCCTTTCTTGTGGCTCGAATGCCGTTGGGAGAATTAACCGCCTAGCTGCGCCCATTGCGAAAGTCCCGCCCCGATCAAATGCGAGAACGCGCGGGAGAGTGCATCAACCTGGTCGTCGTGAATGCCGTTGGGGAACATGCGCAATTCGTCGATGAACTTGCCGTT